ATACCAACGTGGGTGAATCAGACGTAGTTCGATATACTTGTGTAGCAAGTACTTTAGTTGATTGTATGGAAGAGGATAACGAAGGAAAGTACGTGCTGTTTGAGGACTATAAGGCTTTGTATGATGAATACGTAGATGTTAAAAAAGAACGGGATCTTTTGCGTGAATATATTCATACTGGATCATAATCCTTACAAATGTGCTGCGTATCACAACGATAAGCACGTTGTCAAAATGGTACTTGAATATGCTCAATTATTGTGTACTGCTCACCGGTGCTTGGATAAGCCCGGAACACAATATGAAGCAGAATTATATGCTCCAGTAAATATGAATCATCCGTGTGCATTGTGGGTTAGGAAACGATCAAGTAATTATTACTACTTATGGCGCTTATTTTGTGCTGTTGCACGGGAATACACTTACAGATTCAATAGAATACACGATTCGTTTTATAAATTTAGTCGTGTATTAGGCACTAGGCCACACAGAATTGAACGTAACAATACTCTTTCGCCATTTGCTCAGGCTATGCCAGAGGATTGTAGGCAATCTAATGCTTTAGAAGCATATCGTAAATATTATCGGACCCACAAGCGCCATCTGGCGAAGTGGACTAATAGACCAAAACCAGAATGGTGGTATTGATAATGAATGACCCAGCATTAATTATATTTACTTGTATTGTTTGGTCTTAAAAGTTAAGTAACTTCGTACTATATAGTACGCAATTTAAGGAATTATGTATGGCAACAAATACAAAAAGCGCAAAGCAATCGTTAACTTTCTCGCACAAACTATTCTATGGGGCTTTTAACTATTTTAGAGGCTTCAAAGCTGATCCTAATTGTTGTGCTGAGGAAGTTACTTCCGGTAATTTTAAGCACCAGTGCTCAAAGCCTAGTGGATTTGGGGTTGATAAAGCCTTTTGTAAAGAACATGCTAATAAAAGGAGTAAGTCATGACAGCATCTTTAGATAGGAAAACATACCGAAAAGTACTTAAGGCAGCCTTACAGGCTGTTTATTTTACTAAAGTTACTCTACGTACAGTAGAGTTTCCTCCCGCGATTACTTCGGAACTTTTAGAAGAAAGGAAGAAGTTGATACTTGATTTTATCGAATTCAGGAAATCCTATTTCTTGTTAGCAAAATATAATAGGTGTCAACTCTTGTTGGAACACGGGACGATGCAATAATGTACACAAAAGATTTCCCGCTATCTAGAAATAAGATATTTGCCTTTATGCAAGCATATTACGCGCAATCAGCAGATTATGGGGTACTGAGAAATAGAATTTTAAGGGGGGAAATGAATTTTGAATCTGATTCCGTACCACATAGTACGGAACAAAGCAATTCTAGTTATATAACATTTGATATTTATACTCTCTGGGACGCTCCTACAGAAAATAAATTTTATACAATTATCAAGAAAGCAACGGCTATCAACTACTGGCCCTCTGAAATAATAATACAGAAACAGAAAATAAAATCCTTAAAGTTTAAAACTTATGTGCAAGCATGGCTAAAAATACGAAGGTTTGCTGAATCTGAATTTAAAAGCAAAACATTTATTGCTGTTGTTTATTTAGTGCACGGTGACGGAACTCCAATTCCTACAAGACTTTATGGCCGATTTTATGGTAAATTATATTGTAATATGCTACGATGAATAACAAATTCAAACAGTGCTACGCGTTAGCGTACGCTATTCCTAAGCGTAAGCATAAACGGAAGATATCTAAGTTATTCTTTTCCAAACTTAAAGAGGCGATACACAAATGACACCGCTTAAAATATGTAAAAATTGTGAATACGCTGAGGCTGTTGAAGCAATTTTAGATAACGAGTTTGATGATTTGCTTTGTTCTCATCCAACTTCAAAAGATGTTATATTTGGTAAACAACTTAGTTGTCGAGTTGTAAGAAGTGGGCCAGCTCCATTAAAATTTCACGATAGCTGCGGCCCTACCGGGAAGTATTACGAAGAGCGGACTTAATGACGATCAAAGATGCATATCTTGCAGGCTATAAGTGGTATACAGATTATACCGGTCACGTATGGCGTATAGATAACAAGACATACGTGGAAATTTGTGCTTTGAATGATTTACTAAACTCTTAGGAGAAGCAAATGAGTGAACTACTTAAAGTGTGTGCAGATTGTTATTTTTATGATAAAAGGTCGGGTCGAGACGAAGCCGTGTGCACACACCAGAATAGTCGACACATTGTTAGCGGGAAACCTTTAGAGTGTAAATATATGCGCGAACGGTCGTTTTTTGATTCTCCAGTTAGCGATAGAAGCCAGCTCCATCCTAGAATATGTGGAGTAGGTGCTAAATATTTTAAAGCAATACCTGAAAAAGAGAAACTCTACAATGCCTAAGATAAGACTTGGTAAGACGCGAAGAGAACACCAAAGTGGTGTCCATCAGAATCGATTTAATAATCGTGCTGCTCGTGTGGCGTGGCAAAATACAACGGATAAGAATCCTGTATTTCCACACTCTGCCTGTAACGGCAAACGTAATCGTTACAGGATAACTGGTAAAGAAGGCAAGACTATTATTCTTAAATGAGGAAACATCATGTTAGCGTGGTATTTCAGTAACGAAACAAGAACACTCGGTCACGGAGACGGTCGTAAGATCGAAGTAGGAACAACTCATGAAGTTAAGTTTCCGTGTGGTCATCTACATAAACCTATATTATGCCGTGCGGGACTGCATGCGTGTAGTCGTATATTAGAGGTTTTGCCGTATGCTAATAGTACGTATCTATACAGGGTTAAATTAAGTGGGGATATAAGTAAAAGAACTGGGCTTTTTGCAAAAGCAGTAGCCAGAAAACGTGAATATTTATGGACTTTAGATGTCGGGGATATGCTGAAACGAGTTGCCTTTAAAGCTGCTCTTGATGTTTGTGCTTTATTGGAACCGCCACCTTATGTGGTAAACTACTTAAAAACCAGTAATCCTAAGTATTATGCAATAACCAATGATTGGTTATATAGAAAACGCATTAATTATGAAATGGCCGACGACGGCTGCAATGAAAAATGGAACAAATTTCAGTTCCTAGAAGCTACATATCGTGCTATAAACAAACATTCAATGTCTTCTTCTGCTGCTAAGAATTATTGGACTTATCTTTTACTTGTACTAAGTAGCACCATGCAAAATTGCGAAAGAAATACGGTGCATAAAAAATATCATCGATATATGACTTACTTAGTTAATAAAGAAGCTCGAAACAAAGGGTTTATTTAGGAGGAAATAATCGTGATAACAGAAACTGACTACATAACTTATCAAATGACTATGAACGCCATAGCTGATCACTGTCGTAATGTGCCAGAGGCAAAGACAAAACAGCGTAGTTTTTTGGAGAAGAATGGAGAACTTCCATTCTATAGAACGCGGACTGTTACGGATTTTCTCGGTTACAATTTTAGGGATAATGCATAACTATGAAACAGAAGACTCGTGATATACTGGAAAAATCTGTTCCGTGGGGAATAGCATTGATATTTATTCTTATAGTTATCAGCAGCCTATTCCCACCAAAAGCTTCGGCTAGTGAATTAGAACAATTAGGAGTTATTTATGAAACGTGGTAAAGATATAACATACGAAATGTGCGGAGTTGTTTATAACCGCACTCTTGACATCAATGATATACGCGTTGCAAGGGAACGCAACCTGCCTATCTATGAAGTCAGGTCGTTTGGAAAAACACTTGAATTATCTCCGCGAATTCCCACAATAAGGAATGTTATAAACAAACATCTATCAACGGACAAGAAAGGAGTTAAGCTACTCAGCAACGACACTCACATACACATCTACAAACTTGTTGGGGACATGAAGCATCGAATGAATTTAGTTAAATTTATGCGAGGGCACGTAGCATGAAATCCGGAGATTCTGTAGTAGTTATGACTGATCCATTTAATCCTAATACCTATGAAGGAACTGGGATCTTGGTGAAAGAAGCGGAGTACCACGGAGAGGTACGACCGAGAAAAAATCTGGAGTTGTGGGAAATTGAAATGGACGATACTGGTGTATCGTGCGAAAGATGGGTTCACCCATCAAATATAATTAAGGAGGAAATAACTATACAGGATGTTGAAAACTTGAACGGTTGTTAATCTAACTTTGTTTATCATCTAAAGGAGTGTGACATGAAGAGGCTGTTTGGTATTACATGCGTATTACTTTCATTGATTGTTGGTAGTGTGCTCGCAGAAGAAGTAGCTACTATCACGCCGGCGAAATACGCTACTAGTTTAATCAAGTAGTTGCATACTACATAGTACGGAACACGGATAAAATATATGCGGATAATAAGTTATGGAGCAGACCCAGAGTTCTTCCTTGAAGATAATAAAGGAAGCATTGTGTCTGCTCTTGATGTTGGTGTACCACCAAAAGAAAAAGCTATTGAACTTAATACTTGTAAGATATTTGCGGATAATGTAGCTGTCGAGTTTAATATTAATCCACAGGTGTCTCGAACGGGTTTTATAGCAACAATTGAAAACTCTACAAAGGAACTGGAGCGATTTATACAAAAAGAATTTGGTTTGAAATTATCAGACAAGATTGACCATGAGTTCGCTGATACTCAACTGAAAAAGCCCGGAGCAATGGAGTTTTCATGTCGCGAGGATTTTAGTGCTCTAACTTTCTCCTCGTGTCAGCGCATAGACCCAGCTCTTGTTGGCGGATTACGCACTGTCGGTGGTCACTTACATCTTGGTCTCAGCCAAGCTACTGGTGATCACATAGGTCACGATAGGCGATATTATTTTGTTAGGTTCTTGGATATGTATGCAGGATTGTACTCTGCTAGCATAGAGCCGCCTAATTCTCGTAGAACTCTGTATGGTCAAGCATCAAAATTTAGGTTTACAGGCTACGGCCTTGAGTACAGAACTCCAAGTAATTTCTGGTTGCCTAAAAACTCCAAGCGTAATCTTACTTCGGACTTGTTGTGGCACGTCGATCAAGCTCTTGCTAAGACTAATCAAATGCTGGAAGATCCAGATGCAAGAGTGCCAGATCAATATTTTTCCGTAATCAACAGCATCGATTCGGACAACAAAAAACGAATAAAAGAACTGTACTCCAACTATATTGAAGATGCTTTCTTATCAGGACAATATCCCAATGCCTGCTAAACAAACTCATAATCCTGTCGCTATTAACGTACTAAGAGAGATACGACAAGCTTATTCTGAAACATTTGCTCGTAATAAAAAGACCGGAGATATTTACTATTTTTATGATTTTCGGAGTAGTGATTCTGAAAGAGGTATCGAAGTTTTAACAGTAAAATGCTCCAAGGTTACTTTTCCAATAAGCGATCGAGGGAATACAATTAGGAAATGGATTCCGTTCAATCAAGCACTATATGACTTTACATTACCGGATAGGGGTTATGTTAATCTCGGTAGGAACTGCTCCTATATAACTTTTTATCCGCGGCGAACAGTAAAGAAAGCGTTTTCGTTCCGAGAGATTGACTACCATCTTGGAAATATAAGCTCAACTTTACGCCCTAAACTTATCATTAACTTATTCAATAAGGAGTATCCTACAGCTGCACAAGCAGCTAATAGTATAAGTTCTCTTAGAGTACAAGGTGTAGCTTTCTCTGATGTGTTTGCTTTTAGGTTGTCGCCTCTTTACAAGTATCCAATTTTAAATTATAAAGAACTTGAGGTTGGGTATCTCCACAAAAAAGGAACTGAACACGTAATAACATTTCCGTCGTCGCTTGAATACTTAAACCCATATCTTCCAACTGATATACAAATAGAGTACGTGTAATGACAAAGAGCGCTAAGTTTTTAGGTTTACCCGAAGATGTGCGCGTCTTCAAAGAGTCGAATAAATTAGTATTGCACAGCAATGTTGGCATTGAGATTGAACTCGAACAACTGGATAATCACACAGGAATTCTTAAAGAAGTTAGTGAGTACTGGACCTTTGTACAGGATCACAGCTTACGTGGTGATAATTCTGTCGAGGCGCACTTAAAGTGGCCCTTATTTGGACAGGATTTAGTAAAAGCAATTAACATTTTTTCAAATGCTATCGAGAAAAAGACATCAAAATATCCACACATGTCAGAGCGTACAAGTTTGCACATTCATTTGGATATACGTGATCTAACAACAACAGAGCTAGGAAATCTAATATCCTTATGTTTGATAACAGAGCCATTACTGTATAACTATGTTGCTGAACACCGCAGAAACAACCATTTCTGCGTACCAATTCGCAAAAAAGATGGGTTAATTCGAGAACTAGGTGCGTTATATTCTGATTTTCTAGTTGGTCGTAAGACAACTACTCGATATAATCTAAATGAGGATACTGTTAAGTATGCTGGTATTAATTTTGCAGCAGTGTTCTCATATGGCTCAATTGAGTTTCGTATGCACCAAGGAGCGTGGGATTCGGCATCCATACTTCGATGGATTAATATAATTCTTTGTTTAAAGCGTTATGTACTTCGTACAAGAGAATTTAATATTCCTGATGTCAATGATTCAAACATTAGGGCATTCCTTACCGATGTATTTCAAGAGTACTATAAGTACTTTGAAGTTACGTCCCAGTCAGTCCTTCATGAAATAAGACTCGGTATAAAATTAGCTATGGATATGGTGTTTGGAAAGGAATTTAATAAAATCTTTAATAATTTATTGAGAGACAAGTGTACCGCCAGTAACGATGAGGAAGCGTTGCTTACTAAGTATAGCAAAAAACACTCACGCAAAAAAAAAGTAGCAAATCAAGAATCTCCACAGGCAGTGCGCGCTTTGAATAGGGATGAGTGTATTTTGTTATCTACTCCACTAGGAGTAATGAAATCACTATTTTTAACCAGAGCCCAGCAAGGTAGATTATTAAGTATGCATGAGCAAGTATTACGATCTATGTCTATAGAAGATAGGAATAACTTACTTAATCGCATAGAGGCCCGTTTAATACACGAAATTGAAGAAGGTTTGATTATATATCAAGACAGCGAAGGTAATACATTACGAACTGCGGAAGATATTATAAACGAAGTTTCGTTCGATAGGTGGGTTGGTGAAATACCTCAAGTAGCTCCAAGTCCTACGACAAGAAGCACTACTTCTAATAGAATACACCAAGGCACACACTCGGGCCGAATATATTCAGAAGAGTCCATCACTAATGAATCCCCAACAAGGGAAGGTGATATGTTTATTAGGGCTTCGACGACTGAAATTCCGCGCCCCACTATATGGACTACAACTGATGATGGTATTACTCGAAGTAATATTTCATCTGATGAAGACGACAGCACTAATTAACATTTTATTAATCTTTGATAGGAGGACTTAGCTATTTGCGGTATAGTTGGATACAAAACCACGTCAAATGTTTATCTTCAAAATAAAGAATTGAAACAGTGGTTTGGTGATGCTTTATTCTGCGATACATTACGCGGCGGACATGGCACTGGTGTATTTTCCATTGACCAGAAGAATAGGTTGTTTTTGTACAAAAGAGCTATGGCTGCACCAGATTTTGTACAATTAAAGTTAATGGAAAAGTGGTCAAATAACAATGAGAACTGGAAATGTGTTGTTGGTCACAACAGATACGCCACAATAGCCAACTCCATAAGTGACAGGAATGCTCATCCATTCAAGCACGGCAGAGTAGTAGGAGTTCACAACGGAACATTAAACTACAAATATCGATCAAATGATTTTGAAGTCGATAGTGATGGCATGTACGATGAAATGAGCAAGCACCACAACACTGAAAAGGAGTTGTTGCAGTACTTATCTACAGTACAAGGTTCGTACGCACTGGTGTGGTATAATATTTCTCAGAAGTGCTTATACCTAACTCGTAATGAGGATCGTCCATTATTCTATGGATTCGCCCACGGCGGTGACTCAATCCTATTTGCTAGTGAAACTTGGTTAATACGTGCACTTGCTGAACGTAATGGCTTGACATTGCTAAGAAACGAGAAGTTAGACACGGATTTGTATCGAGTTCGGCCCGGTCAATTGATAAAAGTGTATGATGAAAAGCCTGCTATTAGGTGTAAGTGCTTAAAATATGAGCTGTATAAGGAGCCCAAAAGTAATTACACGAGCAATAGAAACTATTCGCACACTTACAGACCAAATCAAACGTACGATAATTCAAGTGCTTTAACAGGCCCCAATAATTCTACTGGTTATAATTCGTATTCAAATCCTGTTAGAGTCAATAACCAACTAAAGAACTATGATCTTGTGTACGGCGATCTAGTTACGTTCAAGAAGGAGAAGGTTTCTTCATACGGACCTAGTGTATATGTCAGACTGGAAGGAGTATATAATTCCCCTAAAGTAAATACTAAAGCTAAAGTAGTTGCTACTGGAATTCCGTCTCACAAGGCTAATGAGAATGAGTGGTTTCAAGGACGTGTAACTGATTCGCATCTTTGTCTAACTCCAGGATATGATATAGAAATTGAGGTCCGGTCAGTAGACTCAATACGAATTAATAGTAATGTAATTAAACTACCAGCACCAGCCAAAACTACAGGATGGCGAGGGCCGGGCGGTGTTGTATTAAGTGGAAAGCAAGCAAAAAAATTATGGAGAGACGCAGGAGAAAAGTGTTGTTATTGTCAAAAAGACATACCGTGCTATCAACTAAAACTTCCAGATGGAGACGCAAGATGGACTAATGAGAACGACGAATTATTATGTGGAAAATGTGTTCAAGAAATGCTTCAAACAGGTCTTAGTCAATTAATAAGTCCATAAAAGGATAAAATTATGTATTATGTATTACGAGCGCGCAAAGGTGTACCCGGCATAGGTCGTAAGATAGCACGAGCCCTCAATGCTCAAGAAGTTACAGTCAATCATCGTCCTAAACCTGCTATACAAGATCAATCTGTTATTATTAATTATGGTAGGTCTCAAGTTCCAGTATGGTGGAGAGAAGATGAATTGCCTAGAGTTGCGTTCCTTAATCATCCTAATTATGTAGCAAATGCAGTAAACAAACTTAACACGTTACGTATTCTCACGGATAACGGTGTTGATACATTAGAGTTTACTACTGATCATCGCTCTGCTGAGGAGTGGTTACGAGAAGGTCACATTGTTTTTGCTCGTGAAACTACCACTGGTAAAAAAGGTCAAGGTATACACATAATCAATCCCGGGGATCAAGTACCTCACGGATTACCTTTGTATACCAAACGTTTTCCAAAAACTCATGAGTTCAGAATACATGTGGCTTACCACGAGATAATCGACTATCGTCAAAAGAAAAAGCGTAGTGCTGAATCACTGCGGAAGTGGGGATTGGAGCGTGAAGACCGCCACATACGTAGTAGGGGACGTGGGTGGACATTCTCCAAGAACAACATACTAAGAACTCATGTATTGGAAGATTTAGCTATTAGTGCTACTGAGGCTTTAGATCTTGATTTTGCTGGTGTAGATGTGATGGCTATTATAAAACACGGCCAGCTTCGCAGGGCTGTTGTTTGTGAAGTAAACTCCGCCCCAGGCATGAGTGATCCACGAACATTATCAGCTTATGTTGATTATTTTAAAAGTTTTGAAGTTTAATCACAAGGAGTAATATCTATGTTTGAGAATACTAAGGTTGATTATAAGAAAACAAAAGAGCATTTAAGTAGTTATTTCAGAGGAGACTATCCAGACGGTGCGTCGGATGTACGCTCTGATATGCTTAGATTAACCGGCGATGGTGTATTGCATAACATTTTTGGAGTGGGTGCATGTAGAGACAAGTACCAAGAATGCGCCGGCAAGACTATATCTCCTGCTAAAATTGCTCTTGTGGCGCTTAAGAACGGACTTCAAGAGAAGAATGTTGAACGATTCCTTGGATATTTAAACGAGTTAGAAGACACGTATTTGTTTAAAAGTCCTACTCGAATAGAACGTGTTGAATACAAAACAGAATGGGGAAATAGATCATACTACCTTATAGAAGGATCTAGTGAATGGGTAACAAATGGAGTCCTAATATCCTTATATACCCTATTGCTTCGAGGGATTCTAACTACTAATTTTCATAATAATAAGAACATTAAAGACTGGAGAAGCTTTATAAATTATATAAAAGTCTATGAAACACATAATCCAGCTGTATCTCGCAGGTACGGAAACAAGCTATTAGTTGAATATTTACTTGAAACTTTTAGGGATACAGATTCTGTGCCAAAAGACTATATTAAGTTATTAAATACTTCAGAACAACAAAGATACTACGGAATTCACGGATTCTTAAGTGATCTGTTTGATGTTTTAAATGAGTCTCAACTGAGAAGAACTGAAATTTGGTTTTCAAAGTCCGTAACATTCAGAGCACTGGCTATTCCTATAATCCATGCCCTGCAAGACGAGCTACAAGATGAGCATTTTTTGCAAGTTTACAATAAGTTTCCTGTGTTCGTGTATGGAACATTGAAGACTGGCGAAGTTAATAATCATGTCATAACTAGGTGTGGTGGTACATTGTTAGGACAGGGCAGGATTAATAGGTACGGAAATTTTCCATTTCTAATCAACCTAACAAGTTCTTACCCTGCGCTAGTTACAGGGCGAGGTCCAGGCCAAGTATCTACAAGTTATGAAGGATATAGAGAGTGTGTTGTATATGGTGAGTTCTGGGCTGTAGCAAATTTTGATGATCTAGATCATCTTGAAGGGCATCCGGATTACTACGTACGAATTACATTATCAGGAGTTAATGATTACCATATTCGCAGCCCGAGAACATCACAGTGGCTTATGACAAGTTGTATTACTTATAAACTTAACGAGAAACACGTTAAGGATCTTGCTAATAACAGTCAACTTCCAAAAATGTTTATACCTTCTGGTGATTGGACTGGTAGAAGAAACAAGTAGGGAACTTTTTATAGTTTTGGTTGTCTAATAATTAAATATTAAATTTTAAGCCCTACTTAAAATTTAATATTATATAGAAATATAATAGGATATAAATATGAGTAATAATAAATACGAACAACCAGACCGCTGCTTAATATGCAGCGCTGCAATTAACGAAGATGGAACAGTTCACGAATGTTATGGTGAATGTGGTCGTGAAATAGTATCACCTGATAAGTTCGAGCCATTGAACTTTCACGACTCTCCATTGTCTAACGAGGATATCTATGATAAAGAGTATGAGGAATTAAGTGAGTTCACTAAAGAGTTATTAGAAGATAACTGGTTACTTGATGAGGAAGAGGTCTAATACGATGAAGAAATGGTTATTTGGGATTGTATCTGTATTGCTTGTGAATATGGCATTTGCTACACCAGTTCAGCACAATGAGCTGGTAGATGTAGCCCGTGTTGTAGAAAGTCACTATAGCTTACCGCAAGGGTTGTTGGAGACTGTGTGCTATGTAGAATCCAACTGGAAGAACGTTCATGGAAGGCATGGTGAGATAGGGGTGTGCCAGATAAAGCCCAGCACAGCCAAAATGACGTGCCCTGAGTGTACAATTAAGCAAGATCTGTTGTATTTTGGGTCTAGGTCAGACAAAGTAATAGATGTTCAGATCCAATTGTACGATCTTGGGTTGTATGACGGACCTATTGATGGCATATTTGGTAGAAAGACTGATAAAGGTGTACGTCAATATCAACAGAATCAACACCTGAAAGTTGATGGTATTGTTGGTCCTAAGACGTGGTTTGCTTTGTTTGGAGACTCGAAACCATATCAAAGTATTATAGCTCAACTTAATGATCCAGTTCAGAATATCGAGTATGCTGGTATGCATTTACGATGGTTGGCGGATACTATGGATACAGAAGATCCTGCCATCTTAGCAGCAGCATATAACGGCGGTCACGGACATCCAATTGTGTTGTACATGCTTCGTGTAAGCCACAGGATGGATAAGGAGAAAGAGCTACTATCACGTTTTTCAAGTCGCAACATTTAACAGGAGAAGGTAATGAGTAAATCACTAAAAGATCGTTTGTTAGATTTGAATGACTTTTTGTTAGTGGTTAGACCAGTAGAGGGAGGGCGGTCATGCTCCTTTCATTATGATACAGTGCAGGAAGCTATAAAGAGGCTAGGGCCCTATGAGCCCGGAGAGACTATCCAGGGATCTTGGGGGCGAATTTTTCTGTTATATTCACTGGAAAATTTGTGGGTTTTGCGTCTAATGGTAATGTATGTATTGAGGACTATGCCGGGGGTGTGAGCTCTTATAAGTACCACAGGCCAGTCCCAAAAGCAGTAAAGACTGAAATACTAGTTGATACAATTCAACTAGCTAAAGCTTTAAAGAAGAATACGATTGTTTTATTTGAGGGTTCAGATGTAGCTATGTCTAATGAATATTATAAAAAGCTTATGAGTGTGATTAATGCTGTAGCTAAAATTCCTGAATAGGAACTCTAATGTATGAGGCAAAGAAGATAATCAGACTGGAAGCCATAAAGCTTCTTGTGAATGGGCAATCTCGTATTGTTTGTCCGTTCTGTAACGCTAAACACGAAACGTCTCTTAGCTTAGTAAGATTTCCTACTGGAGTATTTTATAAGTGCTGGAGAGTTTCGTGCGGCGAGAAGGGATTTATACCAAGCCTTCCTAATTATACGACTACTATAGTTCCCGGAGAAGATAAGGCACGCCCTTATCTCGGAAGATCAGAGCCGTTGCCACAATCAATATCTGATTGGATCTTTAATTCTTATGAGATTCACAAGAATGATCAAGAGGCGCACAATATGCGCTTTGATCCAGATCGACGTAGATTGCTAATACCAGTATATACAGTTACTGGTTATAATTACGGATTGGTAGCAAAGAAAGTTCCAGACAGTCCGTGGTCCGGTCCTAAAGTATCTAATTATTTTGATGATGGGATACATCGGCTACATTTCCCGTTTGGTGGGAAAGCTATATCTCAATTCTCTAATGGAGTATCACGAGATCGAAAAGAGATCTACATAGTAGAGGATGTGTTATCTGCTATAAAACTTGATAGCATGCTGTTACCATCAGTTGCTTTACTAGGCACATGGTTAAACTCTAAGCACGCTGTTATGCTCAGGAATCTGGGTGAGTATTTGTATATTGTGCTAGATCCTGATGCTAAGGAGCAAGCAGTTAGGTTGAAGCAAATGTATGGATTGTTGTTTAATGAGGTTCATATTGTGAGTCTAAAGAAAGATCCTAAGGATACTAAGTATTCCGAATTAGCTAAAGTATTTGGACTGGTGGACTAATGTGCAGGTCAATAACCTTTAGTGATGTACTAGGTTTAATATTACTCCTAGTTTGGTTTCTATTCATAATGTGGTATCTTTGTAAAAGATATTGGAGTGATCAGGATGATTAAGTTGACGTGCTTGGTTTGCGGGTGGGTACATATTGGTGTATCACGCAAATACGCCGAAAAGGCAGTGAAAAACTTTAATGCATATTTTGATGCTTTACCAAAAGCTGAACAACAACTGTATTATCAAAAAGCTAATATTGCTCAATATGAATCGTGCGCGCTTTGTGGAGCACATTACTCACAAATGAGGAAATATATAGACGGAGATTGTCCTGACGGAGCTACATTAGGTCCTATTATAATAGAAGAGGATAAGGAGTGAATGATGACAGAAAATATCGGATGCGGAAAATATTTATGCAATCATCCAAAATCAACTAGATGTGGAGAAAATGGATTATTTTGCGGAGCATGTCAGCCAGTTTGTCGATTTTGTGATGCACCAGTAGACGATGACTGCATTAGAGATCAATACGGATATATTTGTGATGATTGCTGCGACGCAATGAATGAGAGGGATAGCAAATGACCCAAGACGAAGAACTTAAACAAGCTATTGAATCTTGCAAAGAGGAGCATATCTTTCTTGAATATAAAAATATGTTGCGTAGACTTGATGATGCCTCCCTTGAGGCTTTAGTGAAATGTATAAAATCTCCACACAAGCAACTGGTATTGGAGTTAATTAAATGAGCAAGAAATTATCTTTACGAGAAATGTCTCAATTCTTAAGTTCTATTGGTGGTCTTGATATAGGATTAGATGAAGGAAAAATAGTAGATCCTAGGTATTTTGAACACGGACCAGGATGGTATGCTCTGGAGAAAGAGTTAATACAAGATCTTATTAAGCTTGGATGGGATAGGCGAATAGTTCAAGTTAAAGAAAAGTTTGGTGGGCTTAGGTTTTACATCGGAGAGGGATCAGATGAGATATTTGATCGTATAGATAGAGCCGAGGAAGAATCTATTAAGATCTGCGAGCGGTGCGGAAATCCAGGACGTGTTGTAGGCAAGAGCTGGTTACGTTGTTTGTGCGATGAGTGCAATAAATAGATTAGTAGGGAATTTTATTCATAATTAGTTGTCTAAGTAGGGCAAGAGGAAATAATGGCATCACGAAAACTAGAGGATTTAGTCCCAGAATTAAGGGAAAAAGCTGCTATAATCCAGCAAGCTTGTAAAGAAGCGGCTAATTTTGATTTGTTGATTTATTGTACCTTTAGGTCTCTGGAAGAACAGGCTAGATTATGGAGACAGTCCAGGTCCCGTCAAGAAATCAACCAAAAACAAGATTCATTGGCTAATCTAGGATTTACATTTTTAGCGGGCATACTTGAAGAAGTAGGTCCTCAATATGGCGATCACGTTACTAATGCTGCTCCAGGGGAATCTTGGCACAATTACGGAGAGGCTTTTGATGCTTGCCCTGTGCTTAACGGTAAATTAGCATGGAACTATTTAAAAGCTAAGCCTTATTGGGACGCGTATGGCGAAGCAGTTAAGCAAGCTGGTCTTTATTGGGCCGGATATTGGGCGAACTTTCGTGAATACCCTCATGCGCAATTAAGAAGTGGCGGAAATCCACTTAAGTTATTAAAACCACAAGAAGTAAATAAAATACTATATCGGGGATAATTATGTTACCTTTACTCGCAGCGCTTCCTACAATCTTTTCAGCTATTGGAAAAGTTACACAACTATTTGAAACAGGGAAGAATACAGTACAAAAAATTACAGGAAGTGTATCTCAGGCATCAACTCCGGAAGAACTTCAAGCGGAAGTTTCTAATTTAACTCCGGACCAGCAGAATCGCTGGGCAGAAATAATGACAAGTAAAGTTGAATTGTATGCTAAGCAAAACGAACGTTTGGCTGTAGAGATAGGCTTAATAGATCAAAATATAACTAGTAAGCTGACTCCAGAGGCTGCTGGAGAAATTGCATATTTGCGCATGACTACACGCCCTTGGGCTGTTCGCTGGATGGTGCATTATATATTATTCCCGTTCTATCTTGTAGGAGTGGATCTTATACAGAATGTAGTGGTTACTTGGCTTCCGTTTCTGCATACTAAATTTGGTATAGATCCGTACAACTCATTTGAGCATGTGTTTGGTGCTATGCAGATTCCAGATAATGCTAGTGTGGATGTTATTCAAAAGATAGCAACGCTGTTTAGTAATGGCGGATCAACTACGTTTGCTGGGGAGCTATACACCAGTTCAGTTCCTTGGGTAGTGTCTATTATACTTGGTTATATGGGCTTGAGAGAAATAGGTAAAGCTCGTGAGCCTAGTGATAATGGAGCAGCAGCTAATAGTCCTGTGTCTCTTGTTACAAAAGCATTATCACAAGGAATGGATATAACTGGAAACATAAAAGGCTGGTTTCACAAACATAAATAAACAGGAGAGTAGATGGAGCAGAAGTTAATTTCTGCCAGTCTATCTTCTAGGGTTGCATGGGAAAGGCTAGTAAAATTAAAAATACGAGATTCGTTATCTGATCAAGGTCAAGTTCTGTTTGATGAAATCTCGGAGTTTTACTCGAAAGATCCTGAGGCTTTAGAAGTTGATCTGGATATCTTAATAAATATACTAAAACGAAAGTATCCTAAACACTTTGATATATTCAAACATGTATTAGTAAAAGAAAATATATCATTGCCTAACTTGTTAGAAGAAGCTTCTATCTCTAGGAAAGAAAAGATAAAAGCAGACATTCTACTTGCTATAAATAGGCAAGACGACTCATTACTAATAGATCTTTTGCAACAAATAACTACAGTTAATCAAGTTGATGAAGATGAAGACGACACATTATTTAATGCCGAGGAAACATTTGAATCAGTCCTAGAACAAACTGACGATAAACACAGAATCAAACTATTACCTCAATCGCTGACTCAGCAATTAGATGGTGGTGTTTTGAGGCAGCATCACATCTTGGTGTTTGCGAACACAGATATTGGTAAGACCATGTTTGCATTGAATCTATCGTATGGATTTATTATGCAAGGATTGAAAGTTTTGTATTTGCAGAATGAAGATCCTGGAATAGATTTGATGAAAAAGTTTTATGTGCGTCTTACTGGAATGACGCAAAAAGAAATTAGAGAAGATCCTATAAAGGCTAAGAGTATAATTAAGGCTAAGAATGGTAAGAACTTCAATCTTAAGGAAGTGTCTCCCGGCACTCCGGCTGAGATAGAGTCTTTGCTAAAGCACTTTGATCCTGATGTATTCATTGTTGACCAGATTCGAAATCTGGATATGGGAGATTCTAATAAGGTTTTGCAGATGGAGAAGGCTGCTACTATGATGAGGACACTAGGTAAGAGGTACAATAAAATTCCTATTAGCCTAACTCAGGCTGGTGGTAGTGCAGAGGGTAAGACTATTCTTGGACGAGGGGATGTTGACTTTAGTAATGTCGGTATACCGGGCCAGATTGATTTGATGATTGGTATAGGTGCGACTGAGGAAATGGAAGCGCAGGGAAGACGACTACTATCATTCCCTAAAAATAAGGTGAATGGCAATAAAACTCCTATTCCTTGTGTATTTGATTTTAATTTGATGAGGGTGGTGTAGTGTGAGGAGAAAATCGCATAGCAACAGACATAAAGCTCGTAGGCACATTTGTAAGTTACTTGGAATAGACATTAGGGAATGTGTATATGAGCAACATCAAGTAGTTGTGTTTAAGCACGGAATAAGTTTTAGCAGAGTCATATTGAAGTTATCTCCTCATTGTGGAAGAGCTGCTTACAAAAAACTAAAGAGGAAGTAAAGATGGATGTTCAAGTTAATAGGCTGGTGTATTATGTTGGGGACGATGAGTCATTATCTTCGGCAGGGCGGGAAGCAGTAATCAATAAGTGTGATCGTCTGGTCTATAATAATGAAATGTATTTGGTAACTATTCGATTAGAACAACTAAAGAACAATAATAATGAAAATGACAACAACACAGAAGTTGATGAAGAAACTGCCTAACTTCCTGAGCAGTCCGGACCCGAGGATCTACCTAAACAATAACTACATACTTGTTGATATTGAGACTACCAACATTGAGAATGGTAGTCCGTACAACAAAGACAACAGAATAATAACAGTACAATATAAACTAGGACCTGAGCATCCTGATTATGAAGACGATCGCGTACGCGTAGTTGTAGGTAATGAATACCACCAACAAACAACAATTGAACTTTGTGAAAAAGCAGAATTCATTGTAGCACATAACGCCAAGTTTGATATAGCATGGTTAGTTCGGTGTGGACTAAACATAGAGCAGGTTCTTCCTTATTGTACTATGCTTGGCGAATATGTTATTGCCGGCAATAGAAAGTTTGGATTGTCTTTGGATGAATCAGCTAAGCGGTATGGTCTTGGTTCCAAAGAAAGCTATGTCTCTAAGCTGATAAAGAGCGGAGTTTGTCCGTCTGAGATTGTTCTTAAAGATTTGATAAGTTATGGCGCTCAAGATGTTAGATTACTAGAATCTTTGTTTTTGTTACAGCGTGCACGACTGGATTCCGACGAGCTTCTTAATGCATTTTTTACTAGGAATATATTCACTCCAGCACTAATTGACATCGAGGCGCGAGGTATGTGTCTTGATGCAAACAGAGTTATTAAAGTTTACAAGAAGTTACAGAACAAACTTAATCTTTTAGAGTACGAGTTGGCGGAGATCACTGGCGGGGCTAATCCTAAATCTACAGTTCAGATGAGGGATGTGATATACAATAAGCTTAATTTCTTACCACCAAGGGATTATAGAAAGCAGACTTTATTGACTCCTAAAGGCGAGTCTCTTCGTAGATCTGGAGTTGAGTTTAACGAACAAGACTACTATGCTACGAATGTAGCTGCTATTAGAGCTTTAAAGCCAAAGAATAAACAGCAAAAACTATTCAAGGATCTAAAGATCCAAGTAAGTAAACTCAGGGACTCTTTCTCAAAGACCCTGGAGAAGTTTTATAATTGTGTGGCTGAGACTGACGATAATCTATTGTTTGCTTATTTGAATCAAACAATAACACAGACCCATAGGCTATCCTCAACCGGAAGACATTATAAGGCACAGTTTCAAAACTTTCCAAGAGACTTTAAGCCTATATTTAAAGCTCGTGAAGACGGTTGGCTTATAGGGGAAATAGACGCAGCTCAACTAGAGTTCAGATCTGCTGCTTTTCAAGCACAAGATTCGGTAGCTATAGAAAAGATTAAAGACCATTTCGATGTGCATTCATTTACATCTGAGACATTAACAAAAGCAGGGCAAGCTACTAATAGACAGGATGCTAAGCCTCATACTTTCAAGCCTTTGTACTATGGGAGTAGTGGAACTCCTGCTGAACAGGCTTATTACCAAGCCTTTAAGGAAATGTATCCTGACATAACTAGAACGCAAGAGGAGTGGATAAATGAAGTTCTGACAACAAAGAAACTACGCATTTGTAATGGATTAATTTTTTATTGGCCGGACACTAAAATGACCAAGTCCGGCTACGTTACCAACAGTACAAGTATCTGTAATTATCCAGTACAGTCGTTTGCTACAGCTGATATAGTGCCTATTGCAGTGACGTATCAATGGCATCTTATGAAAGCTGCTGGAATGGAAAGTTACATAATCAACACCATTCATGATTCTTCTATAAGTGAAATATATCCGCCCGAACGGGAACTTTTTGAAGAAATTGGTGTCCAAGCCTATACAGATGTTGTAGTGTGGTATTTAAAGGAAGTTTATGATCTTGAGTTCAATTGTCCGTTAGAAGCAGAGGTTAAAATTGGAACTCATTGGGCAACTAACGAGAAGTGGGAAAATGAATATCTCAAATGAAGAAAAACTAAAAACAGAAGGGGTTAAGTATGATGTAGGAAAGAACCGTCTAGATCTTATTCCGCCAGAAGTTATATTTGCTTTAGGAGAGATTCTTAGTTTCGGCGCAGCCAAGTATGACAGCCGCAACTGGGAATTAGGTATGGATTGGGGTCGAGTATATGGAGCATTACAACGTCACCTTTGGAAATGGTGGAACGGAGAAAACACAGACGAAGAAACAGGAAAAAGCCATTTATGGCACGCGCAGTGTTGTTTGGCGTTTTTAATAACTTATGAACAAAGAGGTATTGGGAAAGATGATCGATCTGTTTAAGAAATATGGAGAATATAATAATGGCTAATCACAGTGGTATTATTTCGTGGGTTGGTGAAAAACCCTATAAAAATATTAAGCTCTATAGTTTTGCTTTAGAGGGAGAGACTAAGAAGTATTACAATCTTGGTCGAGACCCTTTAGGTATTCGAGTTGGCTTGATGATTACTTTTGATTATACAGTCAACGACCGAGGATTTTTGACGGTTGATGGTAATTCGGTTGTTCTTACGGAAGTAGATACTCCTCCTCAAGACGCCGCGCCGTTACCTGAGAAACTCAAGAAAGCCTTACATAAAGAGTATAACGATACGCCTACATATCTTACTAAGGATCAATACTGGAAAAACAAAGAAGATAGGGATGTTGAAAAAGATGAATACTTTCGTAAAAAGGATATCTCTATTTCTTATAATGGAGCATATAACTCAGCTCTAGCTGCTGTGTCTAAAGCTATTGAATTAGGCATTAAATCATTACCTAAAACAGCTAAAGGGGATACTGCGTATGTAGCCTTTTTAGGTGAAGTTGATAAACTGGCAAGTACATTGTTTACTCGTTATCAGCACGTTAAAGATAATCCTGTAGACTTCATTGAAGTAGTCGATGATGATGTAGTTGTTGTAGACAAAGAAAATGAAGAGGAGTTTTTGAGTGAGTAAAATAGAAGTTTTTAAAGAAGGTAAAATCGCAGAGACTAAAGACTTTGTATGTACCATTGAAAAGTCGTTGTTATCAGACGAAGCTGATAATATTCAATTGTACCAAATTAAGAATAAGTTGACTAATTTGGTAGAGCACGAAGCACAGTACTTAGCAAGTGCGTTGTTAGTTATTCAAGAAATGCAAGGACATCTTGATGCTGTGTTAGCTCGTATTGAAGACGGTGATGGTGACGACATTATAGAGATTGTTGATGGACCGTCCAAAACAATTAACTAATGTAATAGCTCCGTTCAGTCGCGAGGAACAAGAGTTTCTTAAGCAGATAGATAAAGTCTGTAAAGAAAACGCTCGACTAATAAAAAACAAACTCGCGACTGATTCCCTCCATAATCGAGCAGGGAAGCTCGATGAGGAGGATCAAGGCTGGATAGCATTCATTAGAGCTTATGGAATTCTCTATAACAGAGCGATAGAAGCTGGATGGATAACAGACATAGAACTTGTAGGAAAAGATAATGGTTGAAAGAACTGGAAACTGGATGGCTACAAATTCAGGAAATCGATTATATTTTAATGATCCTAAACCAGAGGATATTAATATATTTGATATAGCTACAAGTCTTTCTAAGTTGTGTAGATTCACTGGACAAATTGATAAGCTGTACACTGTCGCTCAACACAGTGTATTAGTGTCTCATTTTGTTCCAGAAGAATATGCATTAGAAGGGTTGCTTCATGACGCAGCTGAGGCTTATACCAATGATATTAATACACCCTTAAAGAGAGATTTAGGAGAAAGTTATCGGTCTGTCGTAGAAAAGATTGAATGGGTTATAGCTAATAAGTATGGTTTAGTGTACCCGTGGCCTGTGGAAGTTCATTATATAGATCACAGAATATGTACAACAGAAGCTAAATGGTTATTTCCTACAGTCCCTGAGTGGGTTCAAGACAGGCCAGAGATTGACTTCAAAGTTCCTATTTATGGAACGCTGACTAAACTGCATCATAATGTATGGAAACCTAAGACAGCTTATAATAAATTTATAGTAAGACTTAAGGAATTATTACTTGAAAGATTCGATGATGTGGCCTGATTTTATTAATGGGTTGTATGAGTCCCTAGCTGGACTATTTGTACTAAATCATTGTCGAGTGTTATTAAAGCACAAACAAGTAAAGGGAGTTAGTATAGCTTCTATTGTATTTTTCACGTCATGGGGATTCTGGAACTTATTCTATTATCCCCACCTAGGGCAAGTATTTAGTTTCTTAGGCGGATTGTTTATAGTGCTAGCTAATTGTTTTTACGTATATTTACTATTTAGGTATAAAGAATGAAAGCTTTGATCGATGGCGATGTTATAACCTACAGATGTGGGTTTTCATCACAACACAACAAACACTATGTTTATTCCAAAGGTAATCACGAAGATTATCTAGGAAGCTTTGACAACAAAGCTGATCTTAATATGTTTATTAGAAACGAACTTAAAGATGAAGATATAAACATAGTAACGCTTGTTGAAGCAGAACCTATACAGAATTGCTTGCATTCAGTAAAATTACAAATAGAACAGATCCTTAATGACACTAACGCTGATGAGTATCAAATTTATCTAACTGGCGGTAATCAATACCGCGAGCAAATAGCTACGATTAAGCCTTACAAGGGTAATCGTGATCCAGATCACAAACCTGTATATTACCAAGAAATTAAGGATTATCTTATCAATAGATGGGATGCTAAAGTTGTAGATGTAATTGAAGCAGATGATGCTATGTCTATAGCTCAGCACACTGCAAACTACACAACTACAACAATGGGTTGTGGTTGGTTGACTGTTATTTGCACAAACGATAAAGATTTGGACATGGTTCCTGGACTTCATTATAACTTTGTAGACAGAGAATTTTATGTTTGCGATTCATTTGGCGATCTAAGTTACAACAAGAAAAAGAATAAGCTTGTAGGACAAGGATTAAAGTGGTTTTATGCCCAACTAGTTATGGGCGATGCTATTGATAATATTGAAGGTATTCCAGGGAAAGGCCCTGCTGCAACTTTTAAACTATTGAATGACAAAACCACAGAATGGGATTTATATCAAGCCGTTAGGAATGAGTATATAAAATACGTCGATAAGACGTGGCCAGAAGGCGAGGATAAATCCAATGTTGAACAAGATGCAGACATGCGACTATTAGAGACAGGAAGATTGTTATGGATGTGTAGAACTGAGGATGATGTATGGGAACCTCCAAAAATAACTATAAGTCACGACTAGAGGCTGATTTTGCTAAGTTTCTAACTTCAAAGAAGATTAAGTTTAGATACGAGCCTTTCAAATTAAAATACTATATAGATGCTCCACGAGCCAGATGTCAAAAATGTGGGCACAATAAAATATGGATTGAAAGGAACTATTTACCTGATTTTGTGTCTAACAATGGACTACTAGTAATAGAAACTAAAGGAAGATTTACATCTTCGGACAGGACTAAGATGTTAGCTGTTGTCCAAGCAAATCCACAGATAGATGTACGTATGTTCTTTGCTAAAGATAACTGGCTAACTAGACGACACAAAACAAAATATAGTGATTGGTGCAAACAACATAAAATAACATTTGCAATAGGAGAAATCCCTAAGCAATGGTTAGAGGATTTAAAACATGCGGTTTAAGTCAAAGTACTGGGTTTGTTATAAGTGTGGAACTCACAAACCAAAATTTATCATGTCTGAGAACTTCGATAGTGTGGGAGTGTGTTTGGAATGTGGCCGAGAGGGAGGAATACTTACTATTGAAGCTTTAATAGATATAGCCAATGAGTTCTTTTATCACGGTACAGTGCAGGATGATGAGTACCTTGAGGAAGCCTTAGAAATCATACAACAAGAAGAACAACAAAATGACAACGCCTAAAATTAGAATCTTTGATATCGAGACGACTCCTAACATTCATGCTTGTTGGAGACCTGGGTTACAGTACGTAAGTGTAGATAGCATAATTCAAGAGCGCGTGGTTATTTGTGCAGCTTGGAAGGATGTAGGAGAAAACTACGTATATCACACTCCTGTACTTAAGTTTGATAAAAACGGTGTTCCTGATGATACAGAAGTAATTCTCTCTATTCGTGAAGGATTAGAGGATGCAGACATTCTTGTGGCTCATAATGGAGACAAGTTTGATTTGCCGTGGATTGTAGGTAGATCACTAGTTCATGGCTTTGGTCCGTTACCTAATATACCTATAGTAGACACCTGGAAAATAGCACGTAGAAAATTCAACTTAAACTCAACTAAGCTGGATTATCTAGCAAAGCTGTTGGGTTTTGAAGGAAAGATGAAGACTGAGTATGAATGGTGGTTAGCAGTACTTCGCCAAGATAAGAATATTATTCAAAAGATGTTAGAGTATAACATCGACGATGTATGTTTGCTTGAGGAAGTATATCTTGCCTTGCGCCCATTCATGACTAATCATCCTAATCTTGGTGTTATTATGGGACAGATTGATACGTGCCCTAACTGTGGCACTAAAGGTTCTTTAGTAAAGAATGGAACTCGTCCTCGTGGAAGAGTATCTGTAGCTCAAGAATATCGTTGTAAAGCTTGTGGAACTTATCCATCAGGTCCTGCTGTGCGAGCAAAAGATGTTGATGGTAATAGGATTGAGACGCGCTAATGACAGCTAAGATATATAAGTTCCCAGAAGAGAATTCTGGTAGAATACTAAAGCACGTCAATGTAGCGTTAAATATAAAACAAGCACATGGATATGATGCAGGAGTTAATTACATAAAGAGCGAAGCCCCTAAACAATTGAGGCCACAAGTATTTTTATTGTATAAGGATAAGTGTAATAATGACCAATAACATGACCGATTATCAGAAGTTCATATTCAAATCTCGTTATGCTAGATGGTTGGAATCTGAGAACCGTAGGGAATCCTGGGAAGAAACAGTAGATCGATACATAAACTATTTCTTTTCAGGTCTAGAGACAGAAAATGCTTTACGTGAAGCTATTCTAAACTTAGATGTTATGCCATCTATGCGTGCTTTGATGGTGGCTGGGCCTGCTCTAGATAGGGATCAAGTAGCTGGTTACAACTGCTCTTATGCTGCTGTAGATCACCCTAGGATTTTTGACGAAATCTTATATATCCTTATGTGTGGTACTGGAGTAGGATTTAGTGTTGAACGACAATACATAAACAAGCTCCCAGAGATTGCTGAGGAATTCTATGCTACAGAAACTACTATCACAGTTCCGGATT